ATCGAGTAAAGTACCTTTCATACTAAATGCATTGTAATCACCAGTACAATTAATTTCTATACCATAACCACTCAATATTAACTTGTAATATTTGTTACCATCTATCATGTCATAACCATCTTTACCACTCAACCAATATGCATCATATTGACCACGAACTGGAACTAAATTCAATCCAACTTTTTCTTTCAAAAAGTTGAACAATTTTGATGTTGAAACATCACCCTCTCGTGATATCACTATTTCTGCATTACCTAATTTCATATTTACTCCTTAATTTATACATATATTATACTAAAATATGTACCCTAGTGTAAAGGTCTTTTTTGACCTTTTACTATGATAAATTGTAGGTTGTAATTACCAATTATATCGATTCCAATACGATAATTTACTGAGTCACACATAAGTGACCAACTTGCATCTGGATTAGATTTATCTAATGCAAGTTGCATTTCTTTAGAATTTAAAGGGATTTCCGAAACGACTCCATTGAAGTCTTGAATTATTATACCATTTTCCATACTAGTATTATATGAAAAAGTGTACCTATGGGTCAAGTATTATATGATGTTGCGTTATCAAAATCGTGATGAACATTACCAGCTATGCAATATCTTCCAGTAGGAGTTTTGACTCTTTGCACTTGATGGTAAGCATACGCAGGAAAAATTACCAATTGTCCAGTATGTGGTGGAATAGAAAATATACATTCCCCCCATTGATATTCTTTATCATAAAGATGTTCTGCACACATACTTAAATCTTGTTTTACACTACCATCTGGAAAACTAGACATTTCTAATGGTTCTGCAATTTTTGGGTCTTCAATATATGGATAATATGTAAAACTAATTACTGCTGGGTCATGTGAATGTGCTGGTGTCACATCATTAACTTCATACTTCATTCCCCATACTTGAGAGAATACTGGTAAGAACTGTGATTCTGGATTTAAAAAATTATTTTGAACTTCCCAACCTATCCAGTTTAAAAGAGATTGCATATATTCATTATCAAAAGATTTCCAACCAGTGAATTTAGAAACACCAGCATTAATAGTATCATGAATACCAGCACCTAATCCATCCATTTTATGAATATAATTTACAAGTTCTGAATTAATATCTAAAATTTCTTGAGGTGCATATTGAATATACACTTCTGTATTTGTAGATACATCTGGTAATTTATAAAAACCAGCTTCTAATCTAGATGTCCCATCCATCAGTTTTTTCTCCAGAAATTCTTTGACCAGATTCACTCTTATCAAATGCAGGCCCAGAGTCATGCAGTTCTTCTGTTGCAGATTGTTCACAATCATACAATTTCATTCTTGCTCTATCTACACCTATAATGAATCTTCTGTAGTATGTAGGGTCATTATATCTATTCTTTAACTGTTTAACCATAATTTGGTCTAACTCTTCGAGTTCTTCTGTAGATATTAATGCAACCATTAAGTCAGCAGTTGCTGGTAAACCAAATGATTCGGATGTATCTTCAAGTCCTACATCTGTTGATGTGAATCCTTGTCTATTAGTTTGAGTTGCAGTAACAATTGGTAATTTAAATTCTACTGCAAGTCCTCTTAACTCTTCTGCAATACTTTTTACCATTGTGTAAGAGTTTACACTTGAACTTGCTTTCATTCTTGATGATGCACAAATGTTTAAATAATCAAGATAAATGATATCTGGAATAAAATCTTTTTTAAGATTAAGTTCTTGTAACAAATGCCTAAAGTGTCCTGTATGTGCAGATGCAGTTGGATACTCTTTTACAATTAATTTACCAGTAGTCTTGTCACGAATAGATTTAACTTTTTTATCATACATTTCTTTTGGTAAATTAGAAAGTTCTTGGATAGGTAAGTTCATAAGATTTGCATCGATTCTTTCTGCAATCTTTTCTTCACTCATTTCCATAGATATGTAAAGAACATTCTTACCCATCATAAGATTGTTGGCTGCACAATGACACATGAATAATGATTTACCAACACCTGTTCCAGCCATAATGACATTCAAGGTTTTATTTGGTAAACCACCCTTCGTAATCTTGTTCATCAATTCAAGGTCAAATGGTAGTTTATCTTCTACAGTATTATAAGACATAAATCTGTCATCTGCATCTTCGATAAAGTCATGACCGATATGTTGGTCAAAAGAAACTGACAATGCATCTTTTAGAATATCTGGAATCTCACCCTTTTCTCTTGATGATGATTTATCGATAATCTGAATACTTTCCATAACTGCATTATAGATTGCTCTATCTTTACACCACTTCTCAGTTTCATCTACAAGAAAATCATGTGGTGTTTCTTCACTGTTTTCTTTACATGCATTGATTATGTTTTGTGCATTCTTAATCTCTTCATCATTATGACCAGACAAATCATTTAGTTGAATATTCAAAGCCTCATGAGTAGGACACTCATTATACTTCATAAAGTATTCAGTGATTTGTTTATATACTAATCTTTCTGACCTATCTGTAAAGTATTCATCCTCTAGATAAGGAAGAACCTTTCTCGTAAAATTATCAGATGTAAAAAGATTTTTTAGTATTGATTCTTCAATTCTATTCTGCAATTACTTCACCTGTCTCTGTGTCAACAACTTCTTCTTTACCATACTTAAATTCTTTCTTTGCACACTCATTGAGTTGTTCTAAGATATCTTCTGTAAAGTATTTCTCTGGATTGTTGTTAATAGTTTTACCGAACTGAGTAGTTCCATTTGGAAGTTCTATCCTTGTTGAAGTTTGTTTAAAGATACCATACTTAAGTGCAAGGTCTAACAAACCATAATGTTTATCTAATCCTTTATCATAGGTTAGACGAACATCAACCATTTTGTTTTCAACTGTAAGTCTTGATTTTTGATTCTTACAATGAATGATATTACCAATAACTTCTGTTCCATCTTTTTCTTTCTTTTTCGAAAGATAAATGATTGAAGAGGCTGCATATTTCAAACCACTTCCACCACCCATTTCTTTTTGTGGGAACATAGAACCAATCACATCGTATGTATGGTTTGTTACTATCATCGGAATTCCTACCTTACCAAGTTTCAAAGTTAACACTCTGAATGTACCTTTAATAACTTGTGCTTTGGTCATGTCTCTGACATTTTTACCAGAACCAATATCTTCTGTTTCTTTGATAGTTGATAACATACCAAGTGAATCTAAAACAAAGAAAAGTTTTTCATCACCTTTCTTTTGTTTATCAAATCCATCTATAATGTTAACTGCTTGAGTTCTGAACTCCTCTATAGTTGTAACTGGGACAAGAAGAATACGATTTGTATCTATTCCCCTATCTTCTAACATTTCTTGAGTCAATGCAGATTCAGATTCAAAATAAACTACATTACCCTCTGGATTGTCATCTAAAAACTTTTGTACCATTCCTAATGCAAAAAATGTTTTACCTGTTGCACTTTCACCTGCTAATGCAGTTATCTTATTAGATGGGATACCACGATAGATATCACCACTCACTAGTGCATTTAAAATGTAAGAACCAGTATCAATGTAACCATCAACATCACCTGCTACGATTCCATCGGATACGACTCCTGCTAACTCATTACCACTTGCTTTTGCAAGGTCTTTTAATAAATCCATAATATATTCCTCGACTTGTTATACTATTATACTACCAATCTCTATTCTGTCAACTGAAAAAATCTTCTAGGGATGACTGTGGTTCAGTCGACCACCCTATCTTTTCAAGTATTAATTTTAGAGGTTCAATGAATGACTTATCAAATTGTAAATCATAATCTATGTAAGGATGAAGTTCGAACTCCCTAGGTAAAGTATTGATAAACCCAATTACATTTTCTTTAATTGGATTTGGTATTTTTAAATATAAGAATTTGATATTCTCACCACTTGATATTGGTTCAAATTGCATATCCAATCCTTTTTCTTTTACTAAATGATTAAACATTAAAGAAGCACGAACATGCATTGGTGTTCCTTTTTTATAAATTGATACTGCATTTTCATATTCAAAAACATTGTTAACTCTTCTGGGAAATGCAATCTCATTTGATTCTAATCCTTTAAATTCTGTTCTTGCATCTTCAACGAATTTATGAACAAGTTTTTCATCACCCTTCATAACAACTTTCAATGCATCTTCTAATTTATCACGAACCCATGCTGGTGTTGAACTTTTTGCAGTTTCAATACCCATCATTTTAAGTTTAGGTTCATGCAACCTAACACCTTCATTATCATGAACATTAAGAATGTATCTTTTCTTTGCTGTCCAGATACCTTTATCTGCAATTACCTCACGACCCATATTCATTTTGTTTTGATATGCATTAGTATAATCTGCAAGTTCTTCATAACATTTATTAATAACTTCTTGCATTTTACCATTTGCAACTTGGTCAAGAAAATCAACTGGGTTCTTAGGATTTACTTTTTTGATTAATTCATCGAATCTTACATAAATTGAATCAGTATCAATTGCAACTACATAATCATCTTCTGTATCTAAAATGGTATTTAAATACATGTTAACTGCTTTTTCAACCCATTTAATTGCAAGTTGACCACTAGATGTAACTGCCTCTGCAAGACTTAACTCAAAATATCTAAACCATTCATTACCAATTGCACCATAAGCTGAGTTCAATGAAATCTTACGAACCATTTGATTGTTATATGCAATTGCAATTTGACGATTAAGTTCTTGTTTTCGTTTAGGGTCATCTGTAGATTCAAATTCTTTTTGGTATCCAATCATCTTGTTTTTCCATAGGACTCTTTCATCGTATAAATTTTCTAGAATCTCTGGTAAAAAACCTTGTTTTCTTTTACTAAATCTTGCACCATTTGGTGTAGTTGCATAATGACTTTGTATATCAATCTCTTTGTTTAACATCTTATCTATTGACAAAGTGACATCGGAAGACTCTACAGAGGTCTCTGGACTGATGTTATACTGCATAATTAAGTGTGGATATAGACTATTTAAATCAAATGATACAACCCACTCATGCATTCCTACTTGAGGTTCTTTGACATATGCACCCATAAACTTTTGTTTTTTAGGTTGTCCTGTTCTTGAAGGTGGAACAATAATGTTTTGTTGTTTGAGTCTA